CAGGTGGTTATATAGATTCAACAGCAATTGGTTCTACTACTCCATCAACAGGTTCGTTTACAGATTTAACAGCAACAGGTACAGTATCACTTGGTGCCCATTCAGGCACATTAACAGGCGATACAACAGGGGTACATACTGGAAATATTCAAGCCGCTAACTCAGATGTAATTTTAAATGTCAGTTCAAGTCCGGCTATGTTAACAGGACAAGTTTCAAGTTTAAATAATCACACAACTACAGATTTATCAGAAGGTACAAATCTTTATTACACAGATACAAGATTTGACAATAGATTAGCAACTAAAACAACAGACAATCTAAATGAAGGCGCAACAAATTTATATTTTACAAATACTAGAGCAGATGCTCGTATTGCCGCGGCAAACTTAACTGATTTAAACAATGTAACTATTACTAGTGCAAACTCGGGAGAATCGCTAGTATGGAATGGCAGTGCTTGGATCAATCAAGCTCAAGCACAAAACACAGTTAACAGTGTAGTTGACACAGACAATTCAACAACAGCCATATCAGGTGCCACACTACAATCAGAAGCGGCATCAGGATTAGCAGTATCTGTTAATCCAGCTAGTAATTCAAATAAAATTTTAATTACAGCACACACAAAATATCAAATACAATCAAGTTCAGGTACAACTGCTTTTTATATTAGATTATATAGAAACAAAGGCCTAGTTGGAGAAACTTTATTAGCAGAAGATACAGTTTATGAATCAGCTAATAATCCAACAATTTATCAAAGTAATTTTAATGTGCATGATACACCTGGTGGCTCAGCAACTTATTCTGTTTATTATGATGCTTCAACAGCCAATGGTACTTTAACACCTAATCCGTCACATTCAGATTCATCAGCATCACAAGGTTACATTTCAGCAACGGAAGTAAGAATAACAAGTTTAGAAATAGTTGAAGATACTACTCCTCAACTTGGTGGCCAATTAGATGCACAAACAAACAAGATTATAAATTTAGGTACACCTATAAACAGCACAGATGCTTCAACAAAGCAATATGTTGATAATCAGATAGCCAACGTTAATATCACAGGAATTAATGATATTGGTGATGTTGACACTACTGGAGCTGTATCAGGATCAGTTTTAAAATATGACGGAGCAAATTGGACTGTAAACTCAGATATTGACACAGGTTTATTAAACATAATTGAAGATACTACTCCTCAATTAGGAGGTCAATTAGATCTTAATTCAAATAATATTACAGGCACTGGTAATATTGATATCACAGGAAATGGTGATTTTGGAGGAGATGTAACAGTTTCTGGTAATTTAACTGTAAGTGGAAGCACAACTACAATTGATGTAACTCAGTTAGAAGTTGATGATCCAATGATTTATTTGAATCGAAATGCCGGCAATGCTGGTAATAACACAGTTGATAGTGGTATATTAATTGAAAGAGGTAGTACTGAAGATCATGCTGGTATGATTTGGCAAGAATCTTCAGACACATTTAAATTTTTTACATCAAATGCAATTACTAGTTTAACAACACTAGTTTCAAATATTTCTTTAGCAAACATTGAGGCTAATGTTGCAACTGTAACTGCAACAACGGCTCAATATGCTGACTTGGCTGAGCTTTATACAACAGATGCTGAATATTCAAGAGGTACAGTTCTTGTGTTTGGTGGAGATGCAGAAGTAACAGCGTCAACACAACGAATGGATCATAGAGTGGCCGGAGTGGTTTCACATGAACCAGCATACTTAATGAACAGTTGTGAAGAAGGCATGACGGTACCAGTAGCATTAAGAGGTAAAGTTCCTGTTCTTGTCAAAGGACCAGTAGCAAAAGGCGACTTGATTGTGACCAGTGACGAATCAGGAGTTGCCGAAGCACATGACGGCATTTGTAATTCAGTTTTTGTAATTGGTAAATCTTTAGAAGACGATGAAACAGAAAATTTAACTAGATTAATATACTGTGTAATTTAGTCGTACTTAAATTTTTTATCGCTATATTTTATTTGATATTCTAAAAAAATAGCACTCCATTTTTTCATATCTTGTTTCATTTCTTGTGTATGATAGTATGTCATTGGAAAAGAAAAAAATTCAAATGTTTTTTTAGTTTGAATATATCTTTTTTCTAATTCGTTTAATGATTTAAGATCTGATTTAATATCTTGTATTAATTTTTCAATAAACTCTCTATCTTTAATTTTGCTAATAACAAATTTATGATCAGCATTATCTTTATCGTAAATAATATCAATTTCTTGTATTTCAAAATATAAAGCTCGCACTGGATTTATATTTTTATGATATTTTTTTAAAACAGAAGGAAAAATATATTTTCTATCACATGTTTTTAAGTTGTTTGTTATAGTATAATAAATATCTTCTAAATCGTATCTTAGTTGCAGATCAAGTTCTGCAGAATTGTTTATATGTTTCTGAAAAGCAGACACAATAAGTTTGTAATATTCTCTAACATCGTTTCTTGATAGGTTTGAAAAAAAGTCATAGAACTTCTGTTTTGAAATACCGTTTTTATCTAAATATGATGCAAGATCTTTATTTACAGTTTGATTCTTTTCAAACTGTTGAAAACCTTCAATTAATTTAATTTGATGTATATGATATACTTTGCCCATAACTGTATTTAATTTTGGTCAAGTATCTTATAAAGTTTTTTTATATTGTCGTTATTACCTAGTGTAATTTTAGCACCGTTGTGCAACGGTTTAGGATAATGACCAATCTTTACCCAAGCATAGCCATTGCTTTCATTATTTAATGTTGGAATAAATTCTTTGGGTGTAACAATGACGTATGTATAGTATTTAAAACCGTTGTCTTTTGATTGAAAAGTATCTAAAGGATTTAATTTTTCCATAGGTGGAACAAATCCCATTTCTTCTTTTAACTCTCGTCTCAAAGCATCTAGTGGTAATTCATTCTTTTCAATTTTGCCACCCCAGAAGCTCCATGTGTTTGGATAAGAAACTTCTTCGCTTCTTAAGTTAAGTAAAATTCTTTTTGTATCTTTTGCAATAAATGTTGTTCCGACCGCAGTGTACATAATATTCCTTTTTTGTTATTGTACAATATTTCATGTCTATGGTGCAAGTTCTAATTTCCAGTATCCTCGATTATATTGTCCTCTGTGACTATCAATCCATTGTGATCCGGTCCATTTATATTGTATGCCTGTTGTTGTGTTTGTGACGTATTCAGCACTAGTGGTTTCAGATGCATCAAATACTCTAACCCATGTTCCGTTGTTATATTCGATGATATCATTTTCTTCACAAGTAAAAGACCCAGAACCAGTGTGTCCTGCAACTATTGGATTAACAACTAGATATCTCTGACCGCTCATAGCCAGTGGTAATGTATTACCTGGATATGTAACTTCAGGATCAATTATTTTATCTATAGCAGATTGTGTATTTGATGGTAGTGTGCTAGTATCTAATGTGAATAATAGTTTGTTTGTTTCTGTAGGATGATATGCTAAAGTACCATATATTAAATCACTAGTTGATTCTACATCATCAGAATGATTTAATATTAGTTTTGATATGCCATCTTGTAATTGACCATATACATCTAAAAATTCTTTCCAGCTTTCATTTTCATTAGCACCGTAGGCACCTAATAAAGTAACCTCGTTACCACTAATTGATATCTGTGCATTTTCTGGTGTAATAATTTGTGTTGATATTTGTCCTGGAAATTGCTCAAAGAAGTCAATAAATCTAGGATCATAATCTAAATCATCAATTGATTCTGTACTGTTTACTCTTGCAACAATCTGTTTAATAATTGATTGTTTTTTAACTTTTGCTGGAGGGTTAATCCAGATAGGTAAACTAAAAGTTAAGGTTGCAACATCAAGTTGTGTGTCTACTCCTTGTGGAACAGCTCTTGAACTCCAATTGATATCAATCAATTCTACGTTAGTAATATTAGTCCAATCTAAAGGGTTATCGTTTGATTGCAGTTCTACAGCAGGATTAAACAGTGTAAGAATCTGTTCTAGCAGTTGCATTTTTTGATCTGTGTTAGAACACCATATGTCAATGGCCATGTTTAAATTATACGGCACCGGCATAAATCGTTCAACAGTATAAGTGTTACCAATTTCATGTAAGTATGATTCATTAGCACTATCATATTTTCTTTCTGACACTTGTACTTTATCTACTAGTCTAGGATCTTGCAACCTATCTCTAGCAAGTTGTAAGTTTGCAATGTAAACAGACATAAACGGTGCTGAGTTCATAACATTTTCTGAATTATGTCTTTGCAAATGCGAAACCATTCTTGATGCATCAGCATATCTTACTGGAACTCTAATAAAAGATTCACTATCAGAATTATCTTTTTTTCCAACTTGAATAGAAAAATTATCAAAAATTCTGATAAACTGTAAGATATATCTTCTTATCTGTTGATCGTACCAATAATCCATATTAATCAGCCACCTGTGTATTTTTACCTTTTAGAGATTTTTTTAAAATCTTTTTATAGGTCATTTTCATTTTTTTCTTATCATCTTGCAAACAAGATGACAAATATTCGTTAATTAGTTTTATAGTTTTCATTTTAATCCGCCTTGGGTGGTATCACCTTACTTAAATTCTGTTTCTCTTGTCCATCGTCAGTTACTGATGAAGATGAAGTATTGTTAATAAAACTATCAAGACCCTTATTACTTGATGTATATAGACCTCTTAAATTATCTGAAATTTTGATAAATCTTGATCCTTCTTTTCTAAATAATCTACTTGGGTGATAGTCAGTACGTAAAACATAATCACCTTCTTGCAAAGAACTTGGAAAACTGTTTCCGGTATGAGCAATTGAAATAGTTTTACCTGGTGTTCCGTCTTGTGCTTTTGGATTAACTTTGTGCATATCTTCCTTAGACACATATAAATGACCAACATCTACTCCTTTTGTTGGAACATGTCTTTCTGCTTCGTTAATTACAGCATCATTAATATTAATTTCTGACTGGTAAGTTGAAATAATATTTTTTAAATCATCAGCGTTTTCACCACTGCCAAGTATATCTCTAAATTCTTGTGTATCTTGCATTGCAGTTGCTTTGCATCTCCATACATGCGGCCACCATCCTGGGTCGTATCCTTCTTGTCCTCTAGCAGTATCTTCTACAACATAAAATTTATTAATAGCTAAGTTCTGTGAAGGTGTAAATGAAGATACTGTCTCTGTTGCAGTGCTTGTTTCACCAGTAATAGTTTCGTTAACACTAAACAAACCATCTGTTGTAATTCTTAATGTTTTAGCATTGTGATTATATTCAATAACAGTACCAACTGTACCTGATGTTCCGCCAGTGATAGTTTCCCCTTTTCTAAATTTTTTTGTTGGCTTGTTAGATAGTGTTATCATAGCCGCTTCTAATCTTAGATCATCTCGTAAGTGTGGTAATTCAAAAACATCACCTGGCATAATCTTTCTGCCAAGGCTTTCAATCATGCTGTTTAAATGAAACGTGATATAAATTACATCACTGGTTTGAAATAATCCAAATTGTGTTAAATCAAAATCTTGATCATTAAGAGAATAACTTCCTCTCAAATCGTATACATCTGTATCATATTTTCTATCACGGTTTTCTAAAAACAATAAATCTTGTATATTAGCAGGTCCAACTGTGCTATTCTTTGGCTGATCATGTGAAATACTGTCTGTATTCACGTGGGGACCTAGGTATTTGTGTACAAATACCCCCGTACCGCCTGCATACAGGTGTTCTTTTACTACACGATCAATTAATTTGTAGTCGTTACCTTTATCTGGTTTCCATAAGCTAATTCTTGGCATATCTAATCCTTGTAAAAGTATTTATTGTATTTGTCTCTTTATATAAATAGTATTAACATGGCAACAAAGAAAACAAACAGACAAGAGCTTATAACAGATATTCGTAACATCTTGGGCGATGGTATGGTAGATGTCGAGCTGGATCCAAAGCACTATGATCAGGCTATTGATCTTGCAGTTGACAAATATAGGCAAAAAAGTTCAAATTCCACCGAAGAAGCGTATATTCATTTAGAATTACAGCCAGATGTGCAAGAATATACACTTGCATCTGAAGTAATTGAAGTTAGAGAAATATTCAGAAGATCTGTAGCAGGATCATCAAGCTCAGTAGATTTAGATCCATTTGAACTAGCATACACTAATCTTTACTTTTTACAAGGTGGAAGAATTGGCGGATTACTAACATGGGACGCTTTTGCTCAATACCAAGAAACAGTTAAACGACTATTTGGTGGATATTTAAACTTTAAATATGTCACAGAAAAGCATAAACTAATATTAATGCGAAGACCTAGACAAAAAGAAAATGTATTATTACAAGTTTATATGGAAAAACCAGTTGAAACTTTGATTGATCAAAGATACAGCAGACCTTGGATAAGAGATTATGCTCTTGCACAATGTAAAATGATGTTAGGCCAAGCATACAGCAAATACAGTACACTACCAGGTGCCGCTGGAGGAGTTTCATTAAATGGTGCAGATTTAAAAAATGAAGCACAAACATCTATAGAAAAACTTGAAAGAGAAATTGAAACTTATGGTACTGGCGAAGATCCGTTAACTTTTGTTATTGGATAAAATCTAAAAAATCTCTTGACGAAATATAAATTTACTGTTAATATAAACTTATGATTGTAGGAATAGTTGGTTTCATAGGTGCAGGCAAAGATACTGTAGCAGAAGTTTTTAGAGAAAGCGGTTATAAGCATGAGTCTTTTGCCGACCCTTTAAAAGATGCTGTTGCACATGTTTTTGGCTGGCCTCGTAATATGCTTGAAGGTGACTCACCGCAAAGCAGAGCATTTAGAGAATCAATTGATCCATGGTGGAGCAGTAAATTGGGTCTTAGAAAGTTTACCCCTAGACTTGCACTCCAATTAGTTGGAACTGAAGTTTTTAGAGACAGCTTTAATCCAAATATTTGGCTTTACAGTATGGAAAATAGATATGTTGCCAGCGGTATGAAACCTACAGTTATCAGTGACTGTCGTTTTAAAAACGAAGTTGGCTTGATCAAAGCACTTGGTGGTTTTATTGTAAAAGTACAAAGAGGAAAAGAACCTCACTGGTATTCGATGGCAGTTGAAGCCGCGTCAGGTGATCAATTTAGTCAAAGTAGTTTATCGGATATGGGTATACATCAAAGTGAATGGGATTGGGTAAATCAAAAAATTGACTTTGAGATTCATAATAATTCTACAATAGAAGATCTTCGTTTGCAAACTCAACAAGTTATTGAAAAAATAAAATCACACAAAAAAGGTTGACAGAACAGTTAACCTATCGTACTATAATAAAACACTTAGAAACTTCCATTTACAGACAGAAGGAAACAAAAAAATGTCAGAGCAATTCGTTAGCGAATTTTTTGGCCTTGTGAAGAAGTCTAAGCCTCAGCACATTGAGGCATGTATCAATAAAAATAAAAAAGACGGCCGTGTTGACCAAATAGGTTTTTACAACACAACTTCCAAAGAATATATAATTTATCACACTAAAGACTTGAGCAGATTATGTATGAAAGAACTTCGAAATTTTCTTAAAACATAGGTAGAATACAATGTATACTTAATATAAGGAGTATAGAATAATGGCTGATCGTTTTGATCTTGAAGAAAAAATTATGCGAGCCAGTTGGGTATTAGAAGATATTCGACTCTTACGTGATCGTTACAATCAAAAAGATTTTACATGGGACGAACTTGATAATTTTCTAATGGCGTTAGAAACACTGTATCAACATAGATTTGATGATCTTGATGATATGATGTGTCAAGTGTTTGAACTTAATGAATATGCACCAGACGATAAAAAACAGAAACGAGAACCTGTGTTTGAAAAAGGATATCCATCGTATGATGCAGTTAATCAACAACCTTTTTTATCAGCTGATGAGCAAGAAAAAGTAGATAACTTTTATAAAGATATTGAACATGATAAAAAGTTTAAACCTAATACAGATCTGCAATCAACGTTTGATTTTAAAATGTGATTAGTATGAATGCCTCTGTGGTGGAATTGGTAGACACAACGGACTTAAAATCCGTCGACACTTACAGTCGTGCGAGTTCGAGTCTCGCTGGAGGCACCAATTATAGCAGTGTAGTTTAATGGTAAAACAGCGGGCTTATACTCCGTAGCAACAGATAATTGGCTGATCTCGGTTCGAATCCGGGC